GCTGCTAAATTGATGTCCCCCGTCTGAACTTGATCTAAAATTTGTTCGTAAAAATTTGTTCCAAGGGTCTCTTGGATAAAAATGATTTGACCTTGTTGGATTGCGTATCTTAACTCACCCTTGTCGATATTCGGATCCAAAGGTGAATTGTCGATGAGTCTCTGCTCAGAGATTAAAAGGACATTATAGTTCATTAGGAGAGGATTTTGTTTTGTTGAATATCCAACACAATTTCTTGCTCGGGATACATCAACTGAAGGATTGGTTTAATCTCAGAAACGAGGAATTCTTGTAATGGGAAAATTGTCGTTGTTTGGAACAACTTGTATGCAGTTTCCAATTGCTCTGCTTGTGATGAAAATCCCGTTGGAGATGGTAAACCTATAAGTGATGGGTCAGGGATTTTATGACCTGCGAGAATGTTCTCTCTAACTAATCCAAATATTTCAGAGAACATACCCTGATTTAAGGTTTGATTGATCTGTGTGATCTCAGGTTTTTCTCCATCAGCACCACCCCAAGATACAATAATACGACCTGAATTTTTGCTTCCTACGTAACGATCCTCGAGTCTTTGTAGGATGTTCTCCTGTTCGTTTTGTGAATCAGGTGCGGACTCAGGGAAGTGTACCCACAGTGAAGGTGAAGCACCATTAGAAATGTTTGATAAATTGAACTCAGAAATTGCTCTTGATAAACGAATATCAAGTAACGATGCGGTGTAGTCAGGGGTTCCGTAGAAAATGTAACCAGGTTGGTATGACTTGATATGGACGATTTGACGAGAAGTATACTCGTTTGGATTGAACTCTTTCAGTTCAACAATTCCGCTTTTTTTCCACATTCCCCAATCATGACAGAAGAACCAAGTATCGGAATACAACTCAGCATTTTCAGGTTGTTTTGCTCTCATGTACTTGGAGGGGATCACGTGGAATCCTGAGATACCCTGTGACCTATCTTTTTTCCATACGATTTCAAGGAACAAATTTCCCGTCACGATCAGTTCCCAAAACATCTGTTTAATGACCTCATTTAACGTCTCCTTTTGATTGATACGATAGTCGACAGTAAATCCCTTACCTGCTGAGTTATCTACTTTAGAACGAATACAAGCATTGTGAATTGGAGAATAATCAACATACCAATAGAAACGATCTACCTGCATATTGTCAAGACCCCATCTTACGAAAGGTTCTCCTTTATACATCTTTTCTTCCCATCGTTCCAAATTGGAAACTGAGAAATCCATTGAGTCAATTTTAATCATTGTCTGGGTTGTATATGATAAATATATCGTCCGTTCCACCCGTGTAGGTTATTGGGACATTTTGATTAGTTCCCACCAAATAAACCAAGGTTTGATAAACCAAACCACTACTTAAAGCAGGGTCAAGATTGGTGTTAGACAATTGCTGATAACAACTCAGTTCGTATTGTCCTGGTATTAAATATACGTTGGTTTCAGAACATCCTGTAGCACCAGTTAAAACTTGTGGGATAGAATCGTCAGTATTGATACAAAATAGATCGTATGCGGGGGTATATGAAACTGAAGGTTGTAAACGGAACGGAATAAAATTATACGGAGTATTAGACAACTTGTGAGTCATCTTCCATAGATAATAGATCGTTCCTCCCGTTAAACTTGAGTTACGGGAACACACTGCTGCTGCTTGTGTGGTTACTCCTTGAGTTAGATAAATCATTCCTAAAGATTATTATAAGAAATCAGGAATTTTTTGACCGAAGATTACTGCTCCGAAGACCTCGAATCTCCATAGGTCAGTTCCATTATGTGTTGCGTTATCGTCACCTTGAGACCAAAGGATTCCATATCCTGATGGTGCTACCCAAGTTATGTCGTGTACTCCGTTATTTTTTGACTTCAAAATAAAACTTGCACCATCTGTCATACCCGTCAAAGTAACGGTAGTATTAGCACTTAATGCAACTTGACCTTTCGAACCATCGTTGATGTTAAAGGTGTATCCTGTGGTTGTAACATCAGTCTGAACCTCGGTAGAAATTCTTCTGTAGATATGTAGGTTTTCCGTATAAGTTGTATCGGACGTAGTTAAAGTTCTACCAATTAAACCAAGAGGGACTTGATTAGAACCAGAACTAATTGTAGTTCCACTACCACCAATTATTACATTTCGAGCGGAATTGATATTAGTTATACTCGAACCTATGGACGCAAGAATGGTATTGTAATCTCCGTCTATAATTGTACAAGAATCTGAAGCAATAATCTCTGCGTTGAATGTATTCCCTGTAATTGTATTTTGAGTTCCACCCAAAATTTGTCCTAAACTACCACCTGAAATTGTGTTTCGATTACCACCACAAATTAACGAAGAATCGGTATCGAGAATAGTTCCCGATAACGCTCCAATAATTGTGTTTCTTTCATCGGTTCCTGTAGGGGTTTCAATTGATGAACTATCTGAACCTATAATGGTAAAGTAAGTACCCCCACTTAATTCACAGAAATCCGATGCGATAATTGAAGAAGCGTCACAACTCGTAATGTTATTACTCAAACCATTGAAAATTGATGATTTCGCTGAATTTTGTATAACACCCGAATCCGAACCAATCAAGGATGATAACTGTGTTCCCGTGTCACCTGAAATTCTTGAGTTTGCGGAACCCAAAACAAGTGAACGTCGTACGTTACCATTGATGTTAGAATTGCTTGACTGAATCAAACTATTACTTATACCCGTGGAATTTATTGTGTTACCTGTACCCCCAAGAACGAGAATAAAATCACCGGGGTTATCGATGGTATTTCTTCCACCAATTACAACTGATTCCGCACCAACTTTTGTGTTAACGCTATTTCCTGTCGCTGAGATAAAGATTGCGTTATTTGCGCTACTTCCCAAGTCAACGGTCTGGTTTGAAATGACGATACTACCCTGACTTCTTGAGGTGATGTTTGAACCAATGTTAATTTGATTTGGTGCACCACCCAAAATTTCGTTGTTGTAACCAATTGATACAGAATAATTACACTGACCACCAGTTTTACCAATATCATTAGTAGAACCCAACGCGATTGAGTTTTCACCATCAACATATAGAAGTGCTCCAATTGCACCTGCATTTGTTCTGTCACTGAAAATGTTGTATCCAATTGAGAAACCATTATTTCCCGCAGCGACGTTTCCTGCACCAATTGCGGTACAGGTATCCCCTATAGGTCGTGCAGAACGACCAATTGCAATACCATCGGTCAGAGCAACTGCGTCATAACCAATCGCAATACCATAGTCACGAATTACACGAGCGTCAGTTCCAATTGCAATTCCATCTTGGGATTGACTCAAGTCAGTATTTGCTCGAAGACCAATTGCGATGTCCCTCTCTCTTGCAGCGTATGATTGTTGACCAATCGCAATACCAGATTCTCCTGTTGAATCGGAACCATTACCAATTGATATGGAATTATTACCACCCGCAGTAGAACCCGATGCTGTTAAAAAGTCATTGGATTTAATTGAGTTGGTTCCTGACCCTCTGGTCATACCCAAAACATATTCCAATTGAGACTTGTTGCTGACTGTCTCACCTGAATTGTTGATTATCAACCACGATTCAATGGAGTTGGTCGTAGTTGCTGTTAGTTGTGAAATTTTTAAATTCGACATTTCTTTTTCTTTATAGGTTTGGACCAAGCAAGTCACCCTGCTCAGTTTCAATTATGTCTCCGTTCTCAAACAATAAATAATCGAATGCTGCTGAACTTGGTGTAACTGACGGAGTAAGAGTTATGGTTGGAGTCACAGAAGGACTTAGGGTAATCGTCGGGGTTACCGATGGAGTTACCGATGGAGTGAGTGTTATGGTTGGAGTTACCGATGGAGTGAGTGTTATGGTTGGAGTTACCGATGGGGTCGGAGTGCTCGTCGTACTTGGAGTAGGACTCGGTGGAATCACACAATCATTCCAATCTTGTGTTGTGAATTCCCATTGACCCGTCTGACCACTCCATGTACAATCTACCACCAATGCAGTCGCAGATGGGGTCATACTTGGAGTTATCGAAGGAGTAACGCTATTTGTTGGGGTATTCGATGGAGTCACCTGAGGTGAACTTGTGTTTGTTGGTGTATTCGAAGGAGTAGTCGGTGGGGTTGTAGACGGAGTAACCGTATTAGTAGGAGTGTTCGAAGGTGTATTTGGTGGAGTTCCTGTTGGGGTTAGGGTATTGGTAGGAGTATTGGAGGGTGTATTCGGTGGGGTTCCCGTTGGGGTTAGGGTATTAGTTGGTGTATTCGAAGGAGTATTCGGTGGGGTTCCCGTTGGGGTTAGGGTATTAGTTGGTGTATTCGAGGGAGTATTCGGTGGAGTACCCGTTGGGGTCAACGTATTAGTTGGAGTGTTCGAAGGAGTATTCGGTGGGGTCGTAGACGGAGTGACCGTATTAGTTGGAGTGTTCGAAGGAGTATTCGGTGGGGTTCCCGTTGGGGTCAACGTATTAGTTGGAGTGTTCGACGGGGTAACTGGTGGGGTCGTAGAGGGTGTTAAAGTGATAGTTGGGGTAATACTCGGAGTCGGTGTAGGACTTGGGGTCACAGATGGACTTGGAGTAGGAGATGCTCCCTCAAACCTCACGATAATATCCAATAATGCTCTATTCTCCCCCAAGTAGTTGGAGAATTTCTTATTCAGAAATACTTTATTACCCATCAGTTAAATTATTTTCTGGTGTGTAATACGAAACCAAATGATGCTACGTTAGTGGTTGCTGTGTTTGCAGCATCAGCAGAGGTGAATGGGTTAGGATAACTTGTTAAATTGTATGCTATGGTTGAAGCAGCAGCGGTTGAAGTTGGGTTTCTCAATGGAGATACATAACCATTCGCAGGAGCAGCAAGAGTAAAACCTAAAGAAAACTGAAGATTTGATGTCAAACTCAAGTTTGCTGTAGCAGTTCCGTATCTCACCGATGGGGTGACGTTTGCGTTATCAATTGAATAAACCATAAAATAGACTCCAGGTCCGTAAGCAGAGAATGATAAATCTGTTCCAAAGGTGTCTGTTTTAATACCTGTAGTTGTTGTAGACCAAGTGTATCCACTTGCAACAACTTGATATGGTGCGAGTCCAACACCGTCAATCCATTGTGAATTGTAGAATGAAATGTTAACAATATCTGTGGTTGTTGTTGCTGTGATTAAATTGTAAGAAATTGCACTATAGGAAAGGTCACCCCTATCGTAGAATGCTTGTGCAACAAGAAGATTTTGAACTCCTGCTAATGGAGAACCCGCAGACGACAGAAACCCTTGACCGTAGTAATCACCAATTCCATACAAGGGGATTCCAAATCCTGTGTTTGAAATAAACGTGTTATTTGATACTTTCATCGGGAGGTCATTACCAAGTCCATCTTGAATAGATTGGAGGGAACTGGTGACCCCTGTGGTAGAATCCGCGAGTTTAATTAACCCCTGATAGGTGTTGTTGATTTGTTGATTTGTTAATTGACTCATAAGTTTTTTTAATTTTGAGAATTACCCGAGAAGAATTGGGTATAATAGTTTTCTGACTCCTTAGGTTTTGGGACAAATTCTATCAATGGTAAGTTTTTTACCCATTGATTTTGTGGGTAGATTGTGGAATCCATTTCTTGAGTTGAGATTACCCATTCTGCGGGAATAGTTCCATAAGATAAAACGGGATTAAAATACCAATCAGGTTGAACTAATTGTCCAACCAAATCGTTTTTTTGTTGCTCTGTGAGTTGTCCTACTAACATTTTAATATGTGTTTCTTGAGAGAGTTGTACTCCAAGTGTTTATTATATTGCTTAAGGTCAACATTTCTGAGTTATTAAGTACTTTGGACATAAACATAAAACCATATGAATTACTTGAAAATTGACCAGCAATACCTGAAGAATTTATAGCACCGAAATACAATTCATCTGTACCCCAAGAATCAGAACCTAAAGTGTCTGTATTTTGTTGGATTCCATTTTTCCAAATTGAATCAACTCCACCTGACCTTCTTCCCATATAAAGACCTCTTGAATCAGAAGTTGCGATGGTTACAGAACCACCACCACCAAATTGGAATAGTGCTCTTGTTCCAAAATATTCTCTTGGAACTAAATAACTTGTTCCATTTCCAAGTAAAGAACCTTGAGCATTCAATGTTTGACTGTAACCACCAAGGACACGCATAGTTGACTCCTGAGTTGAAGACATGTGTGTTTCCGCGTAAGAATTTGTTCCGTTTCCTGTTACTCCACTGACACCGAATGACCATCCACCAAAGAAGGTCAATCTATACGCACCATCGGTGTCAATTGGATTTTTCGCATTGAATTTACAACCTGATGAATTACCACCTAAAAGTGGGTAGAATGCGATTATTTTGTCATAAAGGTTGTTAGATACCAAAGAGGTAAATAAAGTTGTTGTTGCTGCGGAAACAGTGGATGTAATTCCTGTTCCTCCCGCATCAACGACAGCACGTAAATACGTATTTGCTTCAGTTGTTCCACTCGCAAGAGCACTACTCGAAGGACTCGGGGTCATCGTAATTGTCGCAGTGATACTTGGTGTTATTGATGGGGTAACCGTATTAGTCGGAGTTATACTCGGAGTTATACTCGGGGTAATACTCGGGGTTACCGTATTTGTTGGGGTAACACTCGGGGTTACCGTGTTGGTTGGGGTTACAGAAGGGGAGGGAGGTGGACCATCGGTCTTAAACACATTCGCAACCCAATGGGTATCATGAACTTTTTGACCTAATGGACGCAACGCATCCTGTAAGTCAAACTCACGTTTTTTTATCTGTATTTGATTGATTGGTCTATATGATTTTCCGTTCCACTTCATGTGTAAAAAAGTTAAGAAAAGGGGTGCTCTTTTTACAGAGACACCCCCTTATAAATATTACAATTCGACAGTAATACCTGTGAAAACATCCTGTAAGGTTGTACCTGCTGGGACCAAGATTTCTTGGGTAGCAAATGGTTCTCCTCCTTGGATTGTTAACGCATTTAATCCGTTAAGATCTGTATACGCTTGACCTGTAGAAATACCTCCCGAAACGACCATCGCTCCGTTGGTCCATGCACCTGTGAAATAGCGTGAATTATTGTCACGGATTACAAACACAATATTATTTTGACCTACAAGTGCGTTAAAAACATTACGCAAATCTTTGTCAAGTCTCGGTAAATTCATCACCAAAGTTGGTGTGAATACTACTGAAGAACTTGTGGTATTGACTGCGATGTCTTCTGTGAAGGAACTTCCTTGTTTTGTTAATTGAAATTGGTATAAGATTCCTGTTCCTGATGCTGACACAACTTGGTCATCAACATTACTCGTAAAACCGCTAATAGCAGCAGACGAAGAACCCCCCAAAATCCATACAGTTGAGATACCTCCAGTAGACGCAGTTCTGCAGTCTAAAGTATATCCTGAACTTATAAAGCAACTCATTGATTTTCAGTTATTTAAGTTTTGATTGATGTCTTTTTTTGTAACAAAATTTGTTATAAAATTCGACGATTTTTTAGGGTTCATTTTAGTAAGAAACTGTGAATGATGCGACGTCAAAAACACCGACTCCATACGTAGCATGAAGGTTAAGTTTTATCACATCTTCGAATGGATCATAAAGCGCTTTTTGAGTCATCATTTCTGCATTCATACCTACCATGATATATTGTGCTGGTCCTGCGACATATCTACTTAATCCAGTGAGTCCCTGAGTAGGAATTACACGCACATTTGATGCAGGTAGCATTACACCCCAATCTGACCCTTCAGTAGCACTGTAAGTATTGTCAGTAAATAGATTGATGAATGAGTTATTTCTCATAGACGCAACGAGTGCTCTATAGTCAGAAAAACCGCAATAAATTACGAGGTCATCTCTGTGAAGAATGTTCTCATCCATTTCTTGGTAGATAGCGGTAAACACGTCAAGACCATTGCTCGCAGTTGCTGCGGTGTATGCGATGTAATTAGCACCATTTCCGGTAGTAATTAAACCATTCACACCCATGAAACATTGGTTGCTATAAATTGTTGAACCAGTTGCGGTAGTATTTCTCCACAATTGTAGTTCGATTTGATTCGCTGTTCTATTAGCGATATCCTGAAGAATAACCTCTTCAACATTTTTGTTATCGTGGGGACTCTTTATTCCTCACTTCACTACCTTCTTTTAGTTATACGTAGTGCTCAGACTATATCATCAATCTCAGTTGTTTTTGAGATTGTCGGGTGCTCGTGTCAGGATTATCGATTGTGATTCTCACCTGTTAGTCGTTGAACGTTTCTACTACTTTTATTCACTTTCGTAGACTTCGCTGCTGATTGTCCTCTTCAGGGTTTCCCAGCAATTCACCCGATTTTACTTCCGCTTAAATGGTTAACGGAACGCTCTCATGGAAATTCGCATCAGTTAAATACTGAGACAAATATGTATCGTATAGATCATCATTTTTGTTATCGTGGGGACTCTTTATTCCTCACTTCACTACCTTCATTTGGTTATTCGTAGTGATCAGACTATATCATCACCTTTTTATCGGTGTCGGGTGCTCGTGTCAGGTTTATTGAGTGTGATTCTCACCTGTTAGTCGTTGAACCTTCCTACTACTTTTATTCACTTCGTAGGATCGGATGCTGATTGTCCTCTTCAGGGTTTTCCAGCAATTCTCCCGATTTAATGTCCGCTTGATTATACCGTCAACGGACAGAGTTGCTGATTGACTTTCTTGTTACATAGGTCAATTGTTACAACATTCTGAACGGTGCTACCTGTCGGATCGAACCCACACGAGAGACTTTGTAGGATAACGTCGTTGGTAACGAAACCTACCTTCTCGGTTGTTCCCTTCAAATTAGGTCTTACAGAACTGTATTTTGGAAGAGTCAAACCAAGGAATGCTTTGATCATCATTTCGTCCCCGTAAGAATTGTACGTAGGTAGATTTGAAAGATCATAATTGAAGTTGAAGTTAGATGCTTCACCCTTCTTTTTAAAAGAATTTTTCATTTTTTTATTTGTTTGTTTATTATCTTAATGATTCTCTAAGGAATCTTACTTTTGCGTCGAGGATATTCTCCTTACCAAAAGTTTTTTTTGCGACTGGAGATTGGTGAACAGGTGAGTTCTTGAAACCCTCGTAGTCTTTTTTCATTTCGCTAAGATCAGCAGAATATTTCTGCATCATCTTCAGCATTTCACCCATTGCTTCTTTCATTTTTTTGAGGTCAGTTTCTAATGATCCTTCACCTGCTTCGTCGGGGTATTTCACTCCAGTTATAACTCCTTGAGAATCAACCACTAACGTGATTCCTGATTCTGTGGTATGCTCACCCTCAGGTGCGCTTACGCGCTCCCCTGCTTCTGTGATTACATAGAGTTTCTGACCAACTGCGAAGTCTCCTTCTTCGTCGGTCTCTACCTTTGTTCCATCCGTTAACGTTGCTGATGAAAGAACTTCAGTATCAACCTCAACATCTGTCGATGCTTCGTTGACTGGTGATTCTTCTGTCTCTACTGCTTCCTCCTCGATTTTCGAGATTATTGCATCTTCACCCACGGTTAGGATAATACCTTCACGTGTGCGATGTGATCCACTCGGAGCAGGTTTGAGAATTGAATCCTCACCCACAACATAAAGCATTTCACCGATGGTGAATGGACCTTCTTGGTTATTAGTCACTTCAGTTTCTCCGTCAACCAATTTGGTGACCATAAACTTTTCTGACTTAAACTTGAGACCCAAAAGATCAGCGATTTTGTTGATTGCTTCTGTAGCGTTCATTCGTCTATTTGTTTTAGAATGTTGATTATGCTTGACAATAAATAGTCATCCTTGGATTGACGTGAAAAGTTCAGTATGAAGTTACCCTCAACTGACGCTCCTTTTACCTTTCCAGGTTTGATGTATTCATTCCAAACGGTGTCTCCTTCAGGAGTATCAAGGACTTTGTAAGCACCCATCCATGTACCTGATGGGACTTGTTCTTGAGTGAATCCTAATTGATATGCTTTGTCGTTTTCTCCCTCTACAATCCATGACTCTACCATGACAATGTCGTTGAACTTTTTTTCAGAGTGTTCGTAGTTTGTCATACGACCTCTGAGTTGGATCATAAACTTGTCACGGATTTGTCTGATTGAATCGGGGGTGAATTTTACGAAGTATTTTTCGTTGCTTACCTCGTCGAAACGAGGTATTAGAATGTTAGGTATCATCAGTGGAGTGTAAATCATTCTCTTATCCTGATCTGCTGCGAATACCTGACTTTTTTGTTCGTTGAATTGTAGATCACAAACCCCACCAAAACATTGACTGAATTGCTTGTCATTCATGTAAGTTCTTGAAAGGTTTGCTTGATAACGAGCAGTACCAGGGTAGTAACCCTTACCAACCATTTCGTGAGGTGCTTGACCAGGTTTTCCCTGAACATATCCATTATCGATTAGTTGGTTTTGTAGTGCGGTGAATTTTCTCCATGCGTGAATACATTGGGGACCCCCTTTGTATAACCATTTAGAATATCCTGACTGATTATGACCAAATGCTTTGTTCGCACCCTCGAGTGCGTAGATCTGTGAGATTCTTAGGAACCTATTTTCCAACGACATACAAAAATCTCTGTGGATTTCCTGCGCTGGAATTGCTTTACGAGCGTATTGGTAGTAGGATGTTTGGTTTTTGTGGTTCTGTTTTTTTACCTCATTCTCGGTGAATCCTCTGAGCAATGGACTGGTGATCGCTTCAAACTCCTCTCGGGTTTGATTTTGGATCATAAAATCAAATTGTTTACGAAGTTCTACTTCCTCAGTTGTCCATTGATCAAGATATTCTTTGATGGTTCTGATATGACCATCCATAAATGATACGTCATGTACCATCCCAACCTCCTCATCAATCTCGTGCATCAGGTCTTTAAAGTCATCAACCAAGATTATTGCTTGATCTAATTGACTTGGGTCACTATTACCGTCGTAGATGACGTTTTTCTCGATCTCAAAGACGTTATCAGCAATCTGTGCTGCTGACCTAATCATACCGATCGTTTCTTCGTCTACGGTCATTTTTTGTAAATGCTCAAAAAGAGCAACCGCACCAGGACACATATCAAAATGTTTGGTTTTGTAACCGTAGATATCCATTGAGAAATCTTGGATACCAAACTCGTCGGAACATCCACACGAATAATCATCGGTGAGGATTGGTTTTACCAACATTGAATCGGTGTCTCCTGATGAGGGGTAATTCACATATACGGGTAGATCGAGAATGTAGTCGAATCTCATACCAACATCCCCCAACATAAATCTCACACGAGGATCCATATCATAGTGACGTTGTATACCAAGTTCTTTAATCTTATCTACTTTTTCTATGACGTTTCCTTCTGTTAAAATTCTCCAAGTAGGGATTTGATATTTTAAACTAAAATCGACCAAATCATCTGTCATCCTTGGTAGATCGGAAATGATGTAGATGCGTGACCCACGAGACAATTCATTCTCAAACGCACGGATACCTCTTGGGGTGTCCAATGTATTCCTCCATTCGAACGATACCTTTGCTCCTGAGAACTCACGATTTTCCCACATTCCATAACATTGAGCGAGTGCTTGGTCTTCGGTCTTACCTTCGTTTCTAACGACCGCTACACAACGAGCAATAAAGTCGTTCTGTGTTTCACCAGCGTTGGGGTATACAAAATTTTCAGGTTTTTGGATCTTACGTAAGTTATCAACATACTGACCCACAATTTTTTTTTCTGCGGTCTCAATCAGAGCAACAGGACGTTCTTCGGTTGCAGTCAAGGTAAAATCTGTATTGGGGACATTGACCTCACCTTGAGTTCTTAAATCGGTAATCTGACCACGTGCTCTATCGTCTCCTTCTCCACGACCACCGTAAGTCCAAGAGACATAATCACCAACAGAAAATCCACCTGCGTTGTCCACAAAATCTTGAATTCCCATGTCTTGTTTAGATTCTTCTTGAGCAATGATTTTATCCACCCAAGTGAGTGCTTTTTTTCCCCCCCAAAGTCCCATCGCGATGGTTCCATTGTCGTCCCAATTTCCTGTGTCGTAGGTAGCAGCACGAGACAAAAACGACTTCATTCTTTTAATCGTTTCCAAACTGAGATTTTCACCCTGACACAATTGCTGTGCGCGAACTTTCCCGACCTGAGTCCCCGCAGGGTTTCCTCGTTTCTCGTTTTCCTTGATCGCTTGACACGCTTTTTGTTGGACGTACTCAGGAGCAACAAAAAAATTGTGCTTCGCAAAATACATTAGTTCTTGCTCAATTGCAGGATACTCTACCCATGCGACTTCAAAAACACCCGTGTCTGCTGACATTGATGGGTCAATTTCAAGTTCGATTACCTTATACATTCTTAATAAATAGTTTTTTTAGAACTGACTTAAAGTTTCCAATCTACGTGCTGTTTCCTGTTTTGCTGTGATGTCAGATTCCACAACATACGCACGGATTGGAGTATTTCTTTGTTTAGCGATTGCTTCGATCAATCGTGATTCATTTGCTGCTGAGGAGATAGGAGCACCACCCCCCGCTTGGTTGATCTGATCAAGGAGACCCATGTAATTAATTGTTGAAACACGATTAATAATTGCTTCGTTTCCTTCAAGTTCTACACCACCACCTTGGAATTTTACACCTCCAAATTCATGTGAATTTCCTGTCACAAGTCCACCACCACGTTTTCTCATTATACCACCACGTTGGTAAGAGTCAATTGCTGCGAGTTGTTGTGCGATTGTCACGGTACTTGCTGCGGATGCTGCTGCTACCAATGACCCTGCAATAATACCTCCAATACCAGTTTGAGCGAATACACGAGTGATTGCTTCCGCAGTGTTCGCAATCGATTGAGCGAGAGAAATTCTAAGTTGAGTTTTTGCTGCTTGTTTTTCTAATCTTTCTCTCTCTGCTTGGTATGCTCTTTCTGCTTCAATACGTTTGTTTTTTGATTCCTCACTATCACCGATTATACCCTCAGTTATACGTTTGTATCTCTTTTCAAGTAGGTCAAATTGGAAGTCAAAACTCTGTTGAAAAGTTTGTTGAAACGCTCCTAAAACCCCTTGAACATTTTGTAACCCTTCTTGTAATCCTGTGATAAAATCCTTTAAACCTTCTTTGTCGAACGCATTTTTAGTAAGTTCAACATTAGATTCAAGTTCATTGTTTAACGCTTTTACTTTTTCATTTACCTGTTCAACACCATCCTCAAATGCTGTGGTTTCAGTTGTTGCAAGTTTAATTTGATTTACAATAGTATTAAAATTTGCAGTCAAAATTTCTTCTTTCAAGGTTGACCCTAAACTACGTTGTTTGTCGATGTATTGTTGTGTTGCTTTTGCAAGTAGGTCAGTCGCTTTTCCTGCTGCTTGTGATCTCTCAACCGCAGTTAAAGTTTCATCATTTGTCGCTTCAAGTTCAGTTAAATAATCTTTAAATGTGTCTGATAAAGGTTTCCCAAGTCCAATAATTAAATCAAAACTTTTAGCGATAACCTCGAGGTTTCTTTGGTATTTGTCAAACTCAACTAAAGTTGCAGGTGAAACAAGACCTTCAAGTCCTTTTCGAGTGACCTGAGCACCATCTCCTAATGCTGCAATTTCTTTTGCAAAATCTTTAGTTGTAGATTTACCATTTCTAACCTCCTCTAAATAACTTTTGAACGCATCTGTGTAGTTCTTAAAACGATTGAATGCTTCGTCTTCGTTTGTTCTATTTGCTTCAATTACCTCATCACGTTCTTGAAGACGTGTTTTTTCTAAACCTAAAGTTCCAATCCACTTTTCTTGTGTTGCAATTTTTTCTTCAAGTTCTTTAACTATCTCAGCATCACCTGATACAAACTTATCAACACGTAGTAAAGCATCGAGTTCTGCTTTACTGATTTCACCTGCAAGGAACAATTTTCTTGCTTCTGCGTCTGCACGTAGTTTTTCCGCTTCAAGACGTTTTTTTTCCGCTTCTGCGTCCGCTTCTTTTTGCTTGTTGAGTTTTTCCAAAATTTCACTCTGTTTACCTTGGATCTCTAATACGTTGTTTACCGCAACCCCATACGCAGAGTTTGATCTTGTTAAAAACTCAACCTGTTTTTGGTTTTCTTGATATTGTGCTGCTAAATCACCTAAGACACCAACCTGACCTTGTCGTTGGAGTGCTATCTTTGCTTCAATTTCTGACGCTTCTTTACCAAACGCACTGAGTTCCTTTTGTGCTTTAAAGACTAAATCAAACTGTTGTTGGTAAAGTTCCGTTATTTTTGTTTCAATCGCTTTCGCTTTCGCTCTGTTCTCTATAAGGGTGATTTGATCTTGGATCTCTTTGTTCAAGATTCCCTCATTGATCGCTTGTTCAAGTGTAAATGCAGCAAGTGAGGGTACTATTTTCTGAAGTTCTTTGTATGCTTCTAAACGAATTCTCTGTGATGTATTTGTGTCCGTGACGATACGTTGCAGTTCCTTGAGTTTTTGTGTTTCACCAACGGTTGATTTGGTTGCTTCCTTCTGTATTTCATTAAGGTCTACAAATGTTTTTGTTACGGTTTCTGTTTCATCATTCAGTAAAACCATCGCACCGATGATCGCTCCCAAAGCAGCGAGTAATGCGGTAAACGGATTTGTGAGAAGAGTTGTGAAGAACGCTTTTGTGGACGCATTAAGGAGGTTTGTTACGCTGATCTGTGCTTTCGTTGCGACAATGGATGCGTATTGTTTTACAACATACGCACCCTCTGCTGCTGCTTTTGCACCCAACGCAAGGGTCAACGCGTTTTGTGCTTTCGTAACTGCTGCTAACGAATCTTCACTCTCAAAACCAAACAACTGAATCGCTGCGGTTGCAGATGCAAACGATGCTCCAACAGCACCACCGAGTTTACCGAAGTCACCAATACGTGCTTCCAAGTCTTTACCTTCAACCTGTTTATTGAGATCTTTTAAACGCTGGTCAGCAATCTTGACATCCGAAGCAAGTTTTGTGAATGCTTTCGACCCAATCTCTAAACCTTTGAGTTCGTTTTTTGCTTCAGCAAGTGCTGTCTCGAGTTCTGCAATGCTTGAAACCGCTTTCTGTGTTCCCCCAAGGGTGAGGGTAAGTGCTATATTCTGCGACATATTTTAACAGGGGATTTCTAATATCCTACCATAAGTATCCGCGACCACATAAGTGATCGTATCTGTCTGAGCACGGATGAAGGTTCCCATTGGGATAAGTTGGAACGATGTTCCCGTATCGATGTAAACTTTATCAAGGTTGTTCAACGTGCTCGGACCGAATGTATAGACCGCAGTTAGGTTAGGTGTTGTACCCGCACACACGAGATCCTGATCTGTTGAGACAAAACAGACTATGCTGTAGAACGGTTGAGGATATGGGTATGGTTGGTTTGGGGTTATCGCATAAATTGGTGCGGGTGGTTCAATCCTATAGTATGGGACTGATTCCTTAATCAATGAGATTTGTGTGTTACGTTTGTTGACAAGATCCGCATCTGTAATTTTTTCAATCGTAAACCAAGAATCTTTAATCCATATTTTGTCGTTCAGTTCGGTCTCGTATACATCCAATGGTCTAAAGAAAAATTGACCTGTCAAACGTTTGTTATACGGGTTGTATAAGTTATCAACATAGGTTCTCCAAAATGAATTGTATAAAGTGAATTCCGTGAACTGCTGAATTTGGTTTGTGTTGTTACCAAAGAAATCGAAAGTTGATCTGAAATTCAGATCAGAAATAATTGGAGCGAATTGACTCTCAAGGGTAGATAGGTGAGAGACACATGGATAGGTATTCCACGCAATTGGGGTTGTTCCCCCTGATAGAAAATACCACTGACCTTGAACTGACCTTAACGCATCCTTGTATGCGTATCTGTTTCCACACCAAAAGAAAATATGTGTTTTGGTAGCATAGGGTTCTTGTTGTTGAGAAACGAATCGGTAGTATTGTGGAATGATAAAATTCTCCGCACCAGTAACACCCGATGTAGGACAAGATCCGAATGGAACCTCGTATACCTGTTCACCTTGAAGGAGATTAGAAACTGATGTGAATCGTTCTCTACCGAATATGTAATCAAAACGACTTGAGAATGTCAGGGGTAGATATTCTTCATCTGTATCGGTATAAGTCCATACAATGTCTTTGGAAAGGTCAAAAGACAATGGTTCAATTTTTACATCGTTGTTTGTGTCTAAGATTTTTGTCCAATCTCTAACCTTTCGATCCGTGTCGTTGAAATACCAATTGTATGGTTCAATCCTAATTTGACGTTCATTTTCATCTTGATATACCACAAGGTTAAACATGGTGACAAGTCCCTTAAAAAATTCCAAACAGTTTATGTTCGGAATTCCGATTGTCATATCTATCTCTCCTCCAACTAATGTGGGGGATTGATACAAATCCCAACGAGGACCGTATAGGTCATTTGCAACTCCGTCAGAAAACTGAGATATGCGATATACCCCTTTGTTTGACGCAAAACCAATATCAATACGAACAGTCCTGTCATACAAGCGAACGTAAACCAAATCACCTGGTGCTAAATTGACGTTGATAAATAGGTTAACGGGTAATGGGTTAGAAATCGTTGGGAATAGTTGGATGTCAGGTGATTGATACAGAATATCACCAACAGGAATATCACTGATGTCGTTCCACTGATAGGGAATCGGTGTGGTTGTTTTGAACATAATAACCTGAACCCTACCGTTGGTGAACGTGATGTCCTTTTGTTGAATGTTGAATCTAACATTAAATCCATAAAGACCTGCGTAAGGTGTTCTAAAATAAGGACCGAAATCACCAAAGATAAAGTTGTTAAGGGGGTCAAAAGCATTACCAATTTGCTTTGACCAATAGATTGGGTGGATTCTGTCTTTTCTGTAAACCTCATTTGACGGTTCCTGATACACCTGAAAAATGTTTTGGTTCGTTACCGCACTTGCGAATGTTACACCGACCTCAGAGTTCTGAAACGTGTCGAGATACATACTCGTGAAATAGGGTGAATCAAAAAATTCTGATACCACCTCGTATTGTGTTTCATTAAACATTCGATCCAATAATGTTTTAACTTGAATCGCTGGTTTAAAGTCGTTCGGACTCATTGGGTATTGAGTTTGATCAAAAGAATAGTCCTCACCAAAGGACATTTGGAATGACGGAGTTGCTCCCGTGGTTTCTCCTGAATACGATAATCCGTAGTTGATCATCGGGTAAATGATCTTACCCCCAAACAAACCACTCACTCCGTCGTTCTCACATTCCCAAGATTCAACGATATTGTCGTAAGTGAGGTCATGTACAAGGTCGGTGTAATTGAGGTCTTGTAATTCAAGATTTCTAAACCTTGATGTAAAATCTGATACCTCACCCAAGATGAATAATTCATAAATCCTTTCGAGTCCTGAGGTAGTTACCGAGTTCATACGCATAACACCCTCGAAGATATTTGTTCCACGATACTGAACCACAATTGGTAGGATTTGTAAAGGGTTAAATACCTCTGCGTTAACCTCATAATAATGTTCAAACACTTGAGCATTACGTGAGGTGTCAGGAATGATAATTGTCCTTGAATACGGAACCCTACGAGCAGTTAAGTTCGTAAGGTCATTCTGTTGTATCGTAAGGGTGATCGGTATGTCCTCAAATAGATCAATTTGTTCCCAAGTTTGACCAGAGAGTTGAACCAAAAGGGTTGTATTCATTATCTACCTAAAAGTTTGATATTATTAGAATAAACGTATTGTACTTCGACGTTGTAAACGGTTCTGTTTCCTTGTATTTTTTTCTCAAATTCTGTGTTCAAAATATTGACAGGATATAGACCACCATTTGTTTGAATTTCATATACCAATTGGGAGGTAAAAAGTTCTTCGTAAAACTCGAACATCGGTTGATTTACGAATCCTGAATTCACCAAAACCGTTTCTACCATTACAACCTCCGAGTCGTTTAGTCCTCGTGAGTATTGTGTTTTTTGTGGATCAGGTGACCCCCAATCTATGTTCAGAGATTTGAACTGTTGACGCTGAATTGACAGACCTTGGAATCTATTGAACCTCATATTTACGTAGTCAAACATACCATAACGGTTGCTGAACATTAGTTGTAAATGTTGGTTTGAAGAACGTGTCGGTCCGCAGTTTACATTGAAGGTGAACACCTCAGAAACGGGTGTGTACCCTGAGCAATTACCCAAGGTATATGTCGTTGGAACGGGTTGTGGAATTAAACTCATAATATTAAATTTTTAACAAGGACCACCGATCACACATACAAGAACTACGTTTGCTCCCGATGAGTTGTAGATATTCCCCCCATCCACGAAGTCACCTGTGAATGGTGATGTCAGACTTGGTGAATCGTAAAGTTGAGTGTCGTTATTTGTTATGTCCGTCACATCACAAGTGGTGTAAACGGTAATTGGTGTTGAACCTTCACAAGCACAAATACCACCTGAACAACTACCCGCACATTCGTTGATGTTCCAACTCTTAAAACAACCAGGAGTTGAAGATGGTGTCGGGGTCAATGTTCTCGTTGGACTTGGGGTGGGTGTGGATGTTATACCACAAGGACCGAGAGTTTCGATTATCACCTCAGGATCCGAGATTGGTGAAATACAAGAACACACCGCATAAATCACGGTTTTCTGTATTACCAAATTTTGGAATGCTCCTGTGTTACAATTTTGAATTGTGATTGTCGTAGATGAACTTGCACCTGTGTATTCAACAGTATATTCTGTACACCCTGAACAAACAGGTGTGGTGCTTGGAGTGGGTGTGGGACTCGGAGTAATAGAACCTGAAGTAGGACTTGGGGTCGGTGTAGGACTCACAGGAATTGGAGTTGTAGCACCTTCAAACACACCATATAACTGAACGGTATATTGTTCTGTATTGGGTGGAAAATAAGGGACGTTCAAAGGACCTGCTCCAACATACATCGTGTTGTATTCTGTCTCCCCACTGATGGGATCGATCAAGAAAAGTTGTTGGTAAACCTGATTACAATCTGCTCTCGGTCCTCCACCATTTGTGGTTATATTGTCCATAGTATAACCCGTGATCAGTGCTCCTTCATCGTCATAGAAATTATACTCAACGTAATAGGGTTCGCTGAGACCAGTTGTGGTTCCACTCCATAGGTAGTAATTGGTAAATCCCAAGGTATAATATTCCTGATCGGTTATGTCCATGATTCTCGGTGCGTTTGTTAAAAACAAACCTGATGTGGTTGGGTAAACCGATAATGGTGATCCTGAAAGAACAAAGGGACCGATGTCAAAATCCTGTTGAGTAGCACGTCCGTTTGTTCCCATAGTGGAACGGAAAATTTTATAGTTATCAGATGCGTTTGCTGGAAAACCTACATCGTTGTTAACCCCCGTAAATCCTGTGACTGATCCAATCGCAGAATCAGAATATTCGTAACCAGCGATAATTTTGTAATTCAGGACTTGGTAGTTCGCAGGTCTTGAGAATCCAATAGTTTGGTGTGTGTAAATCGGAGTTGTGTCCCAATAAGATATGGGTAAAGAGTCCGTGTAGGTCTCTAAAACTTGTTGTAGATCGACGATCCCCACCCCCGATGGGTTAGGACTACACTTACCTGAAAAGACAAGGTTTCCGTCAACTTCCAAATTGTATAGAAAACGAAACTTGAATGTTGACGATGTGTTGTAAGTTGATGAGGACAGGGTAAAAAAGATACCGTCCGATAATACGGGTTGAAATTCCGCAGGTGTGTTAGTGTAAATTAAACTCATTGGTTGCTTCCTCTTATGATTATTTTTCTATCGATCAAAGTTCTGAAAAATTCTGCTGCATATTCTCCAATATCTCTTCTAAGTTTTGACTCTGTTTTTTTGAATGCTTCACTGATAAAATTCGTTGGAGCAATACCGTATTCACCAATGGATCTTTGAATTAAAAATGCTTGTGATTTTTTGCTCATTATTGAACCATCAGCATTACGATAAGGTCCTACTCCACTACGATTATTCACCCACGTGAGGATTGTTTGTAAAGGTGGATATTTGAATGCAGGGTTTTGTTGTTTACCCCTACGTCCTGCATTTACAACACTCCACTCAGGTGCGTTGGGAAAACTCAATACGAGTTTCAGTTCACCTGTTTCTTCGTCCGTTTCAAATTCGATGGTGGTCGATCTAAATAATTTCCCTGTGTAAAGACGATTGTTGTATGATGGTGATCCTTTTCCACTGACAGGTTTTACCGTTCCATCAAAACCACGAGATACTCTTTTGACCAACAATTCTTTTTGAATTGCATTCTT